GAAACAGAATCTATTTCAGTTTTTGGTGGAGAAGATTTGAACCCTCCAAAGTATGGAAAGGTTTTTATATCAATCAAACCAATTAATGGAACATTTGTTTCATCTCAAGTTAAAGATAACATAAAATCTGGACTTAGAAAATACAGCGTGGCGGGAATTGTACCAGAAATTTTGGATCTCAAGTATCTTTATGTCGAATATAATTCATCTGTTTATTACAATTCCAATAATGCTCCAAGTTCAGACTTTGTAAGAAGCATAGTATCTAACAATATCAACTCTTATGCAGAGTCAAGTGAACTTAATAAGTATGGAGCAAGATTTAAGTATAGTAAGTTTTTAAAATTAATTGATGATAGTCACAACTCTATAACTTCTAACATTACAAAAATCTCCATTAGGAGAAATATGAAACCATCACTTAATCAATTCTCCGATTATGAGATTTGTTTTGGAAACTCTTTCTATGTTGGAAATTGTAGAGGTTATAACATAAAGTCCTCCGGTTTTACCGTAAGTAATATTGGCGGAACCATATACATGTCAGACATTCCAAATTCTGACGGAAAAACGGGTACAATATTCTTCTTCAATATAACGTCAAGGAATACTCCAACAGTAGTTAAAAACAACGCAGGAACAATTAATTATGAACGGGGAGAAATTACTCTAAACCCAGTCAATATTGTTTCCACATCAAAAAATATTGGTGGAGAATCAATTATAGAAATTTCAGTTACTCCACAGTCAAATGACATTATTGGATTGCAAGATTTGTATCTTCAATTGGATGCATCCTCTAGTGTGTTAAATATGGTATCAGATGAAATATCTTCGGGATCTGATATCTCAGGATCATCATACGTAGTAACTTCAAGTTATTTAAACGGAGACATTGTAAGAATATAAAATGGCAGAAACAAGAATCAAAATCAATTCAGTTGTAGAAAATCAACTTCCAGAATTCGTAAAAGACGAATTTCCTCTAGTATCTGAATTTTTAAAACAATATTACATATCTCAAGAAAGTCAGGGATCTTCCTATGATTTGATACAAAATATTGATAAGTACATAAAGGTTGACATCTTAGCTAATTTAATTGATTCAACATCTCTTACCGAAGATGTCTCATTTTCTGACGAAGTTATTAACGTAATATCAACTGCAGGATTCCCAAATTCTTACGGACTTCTTTTAATCGACTCTGAGATTATTTCATACACTGGCAAAACTCAAACTTCCTTTACTGGATGTTTAAGAGGGTTTAGTGGAACGACTTCTTTACAAAATAGCATTAATCCCGATGAACTTGTATTTTCAGATTCTGATGCTGAAGTACATACCACATCTTCTAAAGTAAAAAATCTTAGCATACTTTTTTTACAAGAATTTTTCAACAAATTAAAAATTCAAATTACCCCAGGATTTGAGGGGAGAGAATTTTATTCGCAATTGAATGATTCACTCTTCATAAAACAATCAAAAGATTTTTATACATCAAAGGGAACAGAACAATCTTTTGAAATTTTATTCCGAGCACTTTATGGAAAAGATGTTGCTGTTATTAAGCCTCAGGAATATTTGATTCAACCATCAGATGCTCAATATAAAATAACTAAAGATTTAGTTGTTGAATCTATTAGTGGAGATCCGTATGAATTATTAAATAGAACAATATATCAAGATCAAACTTCTATTATTCCTAGAGCAAGGGGAACTGTAACGCAAGTAGAAAAAATTCAAAGAGGAGAAAGAGAATTTTTTGTTTTAAGTCTTGATTATGGATATCAAAGAGATATTGATGTTGAAGGAACTATCTTTGGAGAATTTTCCATTCATCCAAAAACTATCAACATTACCGATATTCAAGATATCGATTCGAGTGTTGACGGATTCTTAGCAAGTTCAACTTCATTAGATGTTGATTCTACTGTAGGATTTCCTCAATCAGGAACTTTAACTATTGATCTACAAAATGACACACAGATGTTGGTGTCATATGAAGATAAAACACTTACTCAATTCCTAGGTTGTTCTAATATTTCCCAACCAATTCCCAGCGGAACTGAAATAAAAACTAATGATTTTGCATATGGATTTGGGGAAGATGGAACAGTAACTTTCAGAGTCACTGGAGTATTATCTGAAGTAAAATTAGTTGATGATAATGCTCAATTTTCAGTAAACGATCCTATTAAAATAAAAACACTTGGAGATGAATTTTCTGATTACAAATACAATAATTGGTTCTTTAATATATCAACAACTTTACAATCAAGTTCGATTCAATTACTTGATTCCTCAAACTATTCGTATGCTATCAATTTCTTTGATGAGCACTCTTTTGTAATTGGAGATAGAGTTTCATTGCTTCCTTCATATGGAAGACCTGGACAGGAAAAATTTGGATTTGTAGTTTCCTATGGAAATAAAAAATCTATCGTTGTATCTGGACAAGGGATACTAGACACCAGTGTAGGATATGATGTTAGAAAAATTCTTTCTAGACTGGAATCTATCAATTATCCAGAATTAAACAAATATACAACAAATGTTCAAAATGTATATGTTGATAATGAAAAATCTCTGTATGTTGCTGCACCATCACTACCAACATATTTAAATCAAAAACTTAAAGTTAATGATAGATCTGTAGTATTTTCTGGATCATTTGATGGAATAAATTTAACAATTCCAAATCATCCATTTTTTACCGGAGATGCTGTTTATTATAGATCTGGCGGTGATGGAAATAATCTTGGAATTGATAATGGATTTTATTTTGTCAGAAAATCTGATAACAATACCATTAATCTTGCGAAGAGCAGATCAAATATTGATTCTGGACTATTTGTATCAGTAAATGGAACAGTAACTGACAATAGATTAGAAATTTCTAATTTTGTTTCAGAATCATCATTAGAATTAAATGTTTTAGAACCACAGAAAATTTTAAGAAAAATAAGTGATCCAGCAAATGATGGAGGTGAATATGATACGTCACCAGGATCTACCGGTATTTTAGTTAATGGTGTAGAAATACTAAACTATAAATCCGCAGACAGTATTTACTATGGAGCAATAGAAAGTATCATTGCAGTTGGAGGAGGAAACGGATATGATGTCATAAATCCTCCAGTTTTACGAGTTTCGGATGTTGTTGGATCTGGTGCTACTGTTCATTGTGCAGTTAAAGGAAATCTTGAAAGGATTGATGTTATTGATGGTGGTTTTGATTATTTGGATACACCTGAAATTAAAATTTTGGGAGGGAATGGATTTGGTGCTGAGGTGAAAGCAAATCTTATTAGTTTCAGACATTTTGTAAAATTTAATGCAGAACAAACTTCAGGTGCAGTAGACGATACAAATGATATCATCTCTTTCATCGATGATCATAGGTTTAGAGATTATGAACAAGTTGTTTATGATCCTCAAGGCGAACTTGTAGTCACTGGACTTTCCACAAATTCTTCATATTTTGTTTCGGTTGTAGACTCAAGAAGAGCTAAGTTCTATAATTCTTATTCGGATAGCATTCTTGGAATAAACACTATTGCTATTTCAAATACTGGAAGTGGAATACAGAGATTTAATTCAGTAAATGTAAAGAAAAAAATTGGATCGGTAACTGTAATTAATCCAGGATCAAATTATCGAAATAAAAAAACAACTGCAACTATAGCAGGAATTAATACTGCATCTAATATTATCAACATTGCAAATCATGGATATGAAAGTGGGGAAATTATAACCTATGATTTTACAGAGGTTCCTGTTGTTGGATTGTCATCCACATCTTCATACTATGTTACGAAAATTGATGATAATAATTTTAAACTCTCTGTAGTAAGTACATCAAGCACTCAACCAAATAATATTAACTATACTATAAAAAATTATGTAGATTTGATCGACATTGGTAGTGGAATTCATATTTTTAATCATGAACCAATTACAGTTTCTGTAAATGGAAGTATTGGTGTTTCTACATTATCTGGACAAAATTTCAATGCAACACTGCAACCTATTTTTAGAGGCAGTATTGAATCCGTTAGTGTTCAGAGCGGTGGAAATTCATATGGATCGCAAGAAATTTTAAATTACGATAGACAACCAGAACTTTTACTTTTAAGTGGATCAGAAGCTCAACTCACTCCAGTTATTAACAATGGAAGTATTATTGATGTTGTAATTAATAGTCCTGGACAAAATTATAATTCTCCACCAACAATTGTTGTAAATGGAACTGGAAACGGTGCAGTATTAACTCCAAATATTTCCAATGGACAAATCACTTCAGTCAATGTAATTTTTGGTGGAGTAGGATACTCAAGTTCTGATACAAATATCGATGTAATTTCTGCAGGACAAGGAGCAAAATTTAAGGTTAATATTAAATCTTGGACTATTAACCTGTTTGAAAGATATCTTCAAACCGGACAAATCACCGATGATGATGGAATTTTAGGCAATAGCTTGTCTGGATTCGGTTTGCAGTATTTCCATCTCTATTCTCCAAGAAAATTAAGATCATCTGTTCTTTCTACCAGATTTAAAGATGGAGAAATCTTCTATGAACCTGATTTAAAATTAATCAACGGAAGAGAAGTAAGCTCTATAGCACACTCTCCAATCATTGGTTGGGCATATGATGGAAACCCAATTTATGGTCCATATGGATATACTTCTACAACTGGTGGATCAATTAAATCAATGGTTTCTGGATATCAAATAAAATTAAAACCAGAAAGACCTAGCACTGCATTATATCCAGTAGGATTTTTCATCGAAGATTATGAATTTGTTGGTTCGGGAGATCTAGATGAGCATAATGGAAGATTCGCTGTAACTCCAGAATATCCAAATGGAGTTTATGCATATTTTACTACAATTAGTGATCAGTCAGCAACTTCAAGTGGATCATTTACTAATTATAAACTACCAGTATTTCCATATTTTATTGGTGACTGCTTTAAATCAAAACCAATAGATTTTAATTACAAAAAGTCTTCTCAACAGACTGAAATTGATATTAACACGACTAATTGGATTAGAAATACTACCCCGTATAACATATCAAAATCAAATAGTACATATCAATTTCTTTATAATCCAAATGATATTAGAGAACAAATTTCTCATGTAAAGTCAGTAACAAAAGGAGAAATAAGTTTTGTTGGCATTTTAACAGGAGGAAACGACTTCCAACCAAGTGATAGAATTATATTTAAAGAAACTGATCTATCATCCAGAAAACCTACAGCGGGTGTTTTAAGAGTTAAAGGAAAAGAAGTAACCTCTGTAAGTGTTGCAACATCAGAATTAGTAAATGTTGAACTATATCCATCATCGGATAAGACTTATATTGGATTCTCTACAGCACCCCATTATTTTAATAATGGAGATATTGTATCAATTGCCAGCGACTTCGAAAGTAAAAAATTATCTAATGTAAGAAATTCTATTAATGTTTTATATACAGCATCTGGGATAGGATCAACATCTTATACAGGTATTATAACATATTTTAATGTTTATGGTAATTTAGAATCATATTTAATTAGAGAAAATGATGTATATCAAATTTTTGACGAAAAAGTAAAAGTTTTAAATGTTGATAAAAATTCTTCTAGAATAAGAGTTTTAAGGAATATTGATCAAATATCCGGAATTTCATCTTATTCTGCAGGAATTGCACTTACTGAGGTAACTAGAAAACTATTCTTAGATTTTGAAGTTGATAATGAATATGAAACTGCAGTTAATACTCAATATTACTTTGATCCGATAGATTCGGTTGGTATAGGAACTACTGAACCAACTGCAACTATTACTTTCTCAAATCCTGGAGTTGGTGCAACTCAAATAACAATACCAACTAGATCAATTTATTTACCAAATCATCAAATTTCATCCGGTGATGAGTTGATCTATTCTTCAAACGGTGGAACTCAGATTTCAATTTCTACTGATGGAGTGTCTTCGTATCAACTTCAAGATAACTCTGTAGTATATGCAACAAAACTAACATCGGAACTGATTGGTATAAGTTCATATAGAGTCGGATTGGGAACAACAGGATCTTTTGTTGGAATCTCAACTGCAGCAAGTCTTTTATATTTCACTGGAATTGGTAGTGGACAAATTCATAGTTTTTCGACTAATTATCAAAATGTTTTAACATCAAATATCTTTAAAAATGAGGTAACTGTATCAACAGCATCTACCCATGGACTTAATGTTGAAGATTTTGTAAATGTAACAGTATTGTCTGGGATTACTACCAATATTTCTATTTCATATAATGACTATAATCGCAGAATGGTAGTTAATAAAATTGAATTCCTTTCTTCGGCAGTAGACACAGCTAGAAATACTATAACATTGCCCGATCATGGGTTATACACTAGTCAAAAAGTAATTTATACGTCATCCTCACCATCTGGTGGACTTAATAATGAGGGAATTTATTATGTAGTAGTTATTGATGATAATACCATTAAGTTATCCTCAAGTTATTATTATTCTTCAAGACAAGAAAGAAATATTGTAAATATCACAAGTGCATCTTCTGGATCAATTTCTCCAGTAAATCCTCCAATCAATCTTATCGATAGAGGTTCAATAAACTTTGATGTTTCTAGTTCTACCTTATCATTTACCAATAGTGGTATTTTGTATTCTGCATTTGACTTAGAATTTTATACAGATCCACTTTTTAAGTATAAATTTAATTTTTCTTCTGCAAGTAATGTTGAAGTTATTAAAAACGGAAGAGTTGGTATTGATACAAATGCAGTTGTTACGTTGAGGGTTACTGAGAACACACCTCAAAAAATTTACTATAAGCTAACACCTGCAAATATTCTAATTGCACCATCTATTAAAAAAGAAATTATTGTTGATATTGAAATTGTAAATCACAATAGTATTTCTGTTATTGGTAGCAAATATAATGGCGTACATTCGATAGTTGGAGTATCATCTAATACGTTTAAATACAACCTTACAGAAATTCCAGAGAAGTCTGATTATAATCAAACAAATTCTACTATAAGGTATTCTACAAATTCTAGTAATGCTTATGGTGAAATAGAATCTGTTGTTGTTAATTTTGCTGGATTTAATTTAACTAATGTTCCTCAAATTAATACAATTTCTTCTAAATTGGGGAATAGAGAAATTCTAGAGGTAGAAACAAGAAATATAGGTAAAGTTTTAAAAACTAAAATAGATGATATTGGATTTGGATATTCAAACGATCTTTCTATAAGACCCACTGCTAAACTTCCAGAAGTTATAAAGATAGTACCACAATCTTCATTTGAATTTATTGGAGTATCTTCTGTCGGTAAGGGTTATTCATTATCGCCAAATCTTGTAGTTGTAGATGGATTCACTAAGAAAGTAGTAGATGATGTTGATCTTAGATATAATATAGATTCTAAAACCGTTGATATTGTAAAAAATACAAAATCTATCAATAATGTTACGCCATCAATAATTCCAATTAATAATTCAAATGGTATTGGAATTAGTTCCATCAGATATATTCCCTCTTCTAAGGATGTTGTCGTAACTCTTGGTGCAAGTTTCAGTGATCCGCAGGATTTCCCATTTGAAATTGGTAAAAAAGTATTAATTGAGAATGTAAGTGTTGGAGTAGGATCTACTGCAAAGGGTTACAATTCATCAAACTATAACTATACTCTCTTTACCATTGTAAATACTGATCCAAATCTTGGAGGAGTTGGTGCAACTGTATCCTATAATTTGGCAGAGTATATTTCTGATACTGAAGTTCCAGGATCATATGATGCTGTCAATTCTGCTGGAAGAATTATAGCAGAAAAAGATTTTCCAATATTTGACATTATATTAAAGAAAAATACTTTCAATATTGGTGAAAGTGTGAGTTCTAATGGTTCGAGTGGAATTGTTGTTGGATGGGATCCAAATACAGAAATTCTCAAAGTATCGTCGAATAATACTTTTAATGTTAATGATATTATAGTTGGCGAGTCTTCAATGTCTCGTGGAAGAGTTGATAATGTAACATCAACTAATTGCCAATATGTAATTGGTGCTGGATCTACTGTAGAAAAAGGTTGGCAGAAAGAAACTGGAATTTTAAGCAATCAATTCCAAAGAATTCATGATAATGATTATTACCAATACTTCTCATATTCCCTAAAATCAGAAATATCTCTGGAAAAATGGGATAATGCGGTTGCTAATCTTAATCATACATCGGGATTCAAAAGATTTAGTGATCTTATAATTGAATCGGAAAAAACTGATTCTGGAATAAGCACAGAACAAAATCTTGGAGATTTTGTTGGAATTGCAGATTTTTCTCAAGTTGTTGATTTGAATTGTGTATATGATTTTGATTTAGTTAAAGAAAACAACCTTAAAATTGATGGATTGGTAAAATCCGATGAGATTATTTTCAATTCTCGTGTAATTCAAGATTATATCGAGTCTGTTGGTAACAGAGTCTTGATGATTGATGACTTTAGTGATACTTTCAGCAGCGAACCAAGATCTACAAGATTTAGTATCGTTGATACTTTTAATTTAGATACATTTGGTAAGAAATATATTACCTTTGTTGAAGACATGACGTTTACTGCCCAAAAGCAGATTATGCTTGTCTCTCTCCTTCATGATAATTCTAATGGTTATCTTAATCAATATGGTAGATCTGAGACTGTTTATGATATGGGATCCTTTGATTTCAATATCACAGGAACTGAAGGAAATCTTTTATTCTATCCAACTAGATTTTCAATAAACAATTATAATGTAAGTGTCGCATCGTATAATATTAGAGAGGTTGTTTCTGGCGTTGGAAGCACTTCATTTGGTGATATTGTTAAGATAGAGTCCAGCACTGCTAACATCCCTATAGGAACTTCTTCAGCAACTACTATTGTTGGTATTGCTTCTACTTATAGAAGTTCTAAAGTATTGGTGCAAATTGGATCAACAACTCAGTCTTACTTTGAAACTGATGAACTTATTATCATCCATGATGGAACTAATGTTTATCTGCAAGAATATGGACAATTGAATACTGGAAGTATATCTTCTTTCTCTACTCCAGGATTTGGAACATTCTTCGCATATCTCTCTGGATCTAATTTAAATATTGATCTTATTCCATATTCCACTACAACAGTGGAGTACAATGTAAATTGTCTCAGAGTTTCTATTGCAGATACATCATCAACTTCTAGTGGAATTAGTACATTTAATAACTCAACCATAAAATCAACTTATACTTCAATTGCCGCATCTGGATCTCCAGGAATAACCACAATCTCAACATATCAAGATACATATGATTGTGCTTATTACATTGTTTCTGTAGAAGATACTACTAATGGCGAATATCAAGTATCTGAAGTAGTTTTGGCTGATGATGAATCAAATGCATTTATTTCGGAATTTGGAATTATTCAAACTGGTGCATCACTTGGAACTATCGGCGGAAATGTAACACCATCTGGTGCTGTAGATCTCACATTTACTCCATCACCAGGAATTGATGTTCAGGTAAGAGTATATCAACATGCTCTTGGATTGGTTGATGTAACTATTCCCGAAACAATTATTGACTTTACAAATGCATATATCGAAACTGGATATGGATTCTACTATGGAACAGAAGTTGATGTTAAGAGACAATTTGGATTAACACATAAACAAAAACCAATTTTTGAAAGATACTTTGATGGTAGTGATTCCAGCATTGTAAAAGTTGGATCCAATCAAATAACACTGCCAGAAAACTTCTTTGTAACTGGTGAAGAAGTAAGTTATGTTTACTCTGGTGCTGGAACAACTTCTGCTATTGGAATTGTAACAGCAACTATCCCTGGAATCGGTGTTACTGATAAGATGCCTTCTACGGTATTCATTGTTAAAAACAATGAACTCACTGTTCAAGTCGCAGCATCTTCTTCAGAAGCATTGAGCACTTCACCAACCCTTCTTGAAATTTCTAGCGTTGGTATTGGAACTTCTCACAGATTTATTGCAAAGAATCAAAACGCAAAAGCAATTATCACAATCGATAATGTGATTCAATCTCCAATCGTTTCTACAGCGATTACAACAACTCTTGCTTCTGTAATGCCAGTTACAACAAATAAATTAGAATTTTCTGGTATAACATCTTTCTTCGGTGGAGATTTGATTAGAATTAATAACGAAATAATGAGGATTGATGGTGTAGGTATTGGTGCATCAAATATTGTTTTTGTTCAGAGACAATGGATGGGAACAGGAATTTCCACACATGATCCTGGAAGTCTTATTACAAAGATCAGTGGAGATTATAATATTGTTGATAATACTATTAACTTCATTACTGCACCATATGGACTGAAACCAATCGCATCTACAACGAATCCTCCAGATGAAAGAGATTGGATTGGTATTCAAACTCATTCCACATTTAGTGGAAGAACATTCATGAGATCTGGGGTAACAGATACTAGTGCAGAACCATATTCCAAGAATTACATCTTTGATGATATTTCTGATGGATTTAATGGAATTAACAAAGAATTTACTCTGAAATCTCAGGGTGTTGACATTGCTGGATTCTCCACAAGTAATGCTGTTATTCTTATCAATGAGATTTTCCAAGGTCCAGAAAGATCTACGGGAAGTGTATTAATTACTGGCGACTATGACATATCAGAATCTGCTGGAATCAGCTCAATAACATTCACGGGTTCGGCATCCTCAACTGCTTATGATGTGAATGCTGCAAGTATTCCTGTTGGTGGTGTAATAGTCTCTGTTGCTTCAACAGAGGGATTAGGATATCAACCTCTAGTTGCTGCTGGAGGAACTGCTACTGTTTCTATTGCAGGAACTATTTCTGCGATTAGTATCGGAAACAGTGGATCTGGTTATCGCGTAGGAGTTCAAACAGTTAATGTTGGAGTTGCACTCTCAAGCACTGGTATTCCTGAGATAACATACGTTGGTACTGCTACGGTTGTTGGTGGACATGTAACAGGAGTTGCAATTACAAATCCTGGGGTTGGATATACATCTACCAACATTCCATATGTCATCTTCGATGCACCATTATCATACTCAAATATACCATTAATCTATAGTTCCACTTCAAGTGGAATTGGTACTGAGGCATATGTTGACGTTGTAGTTGGACAAGGTTCTAGCGTAATCTCCTTCGAAATCACAAAACCAGGATATGGTTTTGGACAAAGTGAAGTTCTGACTGTAGACATTGGTGGTGCCACTGGAATTCCAACAGATCCTTCTATCTCGTTTAAAGAGTTCCAAATCACTGTTGATAGAACTGCTTCAGATACCTTTAATGGTTGGACTCTTGGTGATCTTCAGGTAATTGATCCAATTGATTCTCTGTTTGATGGGGAAAGAGTTAACTTCCCAATCAAGATTAATGGAGATCAAACAACCATCAGAGCAAGAAGAGGATCTAATATTGAAGTTAAAGCATGTCTATTGATCTTCATTAATGATATTCTCCAAGTTCCTGATATTTCATACACATTCAACGGTGGAAGTATCATTACTTTCAGCGAACCACCAAAACCAGGAGATCTTTCCAAGATTCTGTTCTACAAGGGAACTGGTAGTGTTGACACATTAAATGTCGATATTCTTGAAACTGTCAAAGAAGGAGACACCTTGACAATCACCAGTGGTGTCGAAGGATTGAGACAAAACACAAGACTGGTGACTGATGTAGTTTCCACAGACATTGCAGAAACTAACGTTTATCCTGGACCTGGTGTTACTCAAGATGCAAACTTACTTCGTCCTGTAGTTTGGTGCAGACAGACTGAAGATAAGATTATTAATGGAGAAGAAGTTGCAAAAGACAGAATTCTTTATGAACCCGTCATCAACCCAACTTCAAACTTAATTCAAAGTGTTTCTATTGCATCTACTCAAATTTTTGTTGAAAACGTTAAAACATTTTTTGATAATGCCAGCGAATATTTGCAAGATGGAACAAGCGAAAAACCACAAAGAAAAATTACAATTATATCCCAAGATCAATTAGTTTCAGCAGCTGCAACAGCTATCGTATCGGCGGCGGGAACTATTTCTTCAATCATTATTTCTGATGGTGGAGTTGGTTATTCAACAAATCCGAATGTTATCATAGAAAATCCAGTGGGACTTGGAACAACTCAAAGAGCAACCGCAACATCTATAATATCTGTAGGCGGAACAGTTTCTTCAATATCAATCTCAAATCCTGGAACTGGATATACTACAACATCACCACCAGTTGTCTTGATAGAATCTTCAAATGTGATAAGAGAAACAATCGATGATGTTTTGTATGAAGGTGATTTTGGTGTAATTGTAGGGATTAGTACAGTTACAGTTGGAGTAGCATCAACAGGAATAGTTTTTGATCTTTTTATCCCAGAAAATTCATTCATAAGGGATATGAATGTTAATACTGTTGGAATTGCGACAACAGGTGTAAGTGGAATTCAGACTGGCTACTATTTTGTAGTCTTCAATTCTAATGTTGGGAATGGATTAACATCAATTTATCAAGATGGTTCTACATTAAGTATCGGATCCACATTCATAGATAATGTATATGAAGTAGCATCTGTTTCCATAGCACAAACAAGTGCTCCTGGCATAGGATTAACATACGTTGCTAAAGTAACTGTAAGTGTTTCTGATTATAATGGATTATCTGGCATTGGTTATAGTTCATTCTATGGGGAATATAGTTGGGGAAGAATACACAATTTAAGTAGAAGTAATGCAAAAGCATTTAATTATTACAACAACGGATTAGTTGGTGTTTCAACATCACCTACCGTTCACAGATACAACCCATTAAAATATCGAAATTACGTTTGATAAATAGATAAAAAACTCATAAAATGTCTGCAATTATAACTGATCAATTAAGAATACTGAATGCTAAGAGTTTTGTTTCTGTAGCAACCTCTTCTTCAAATTCTTATTATGCTTTTGTGGGACTCCCAAATGCAACCGATTATTCTTCGACGTGGGATGCAAACCCTCCTGCGCCGAAGGATAATTTTGATCAGGAGAATGATTATTGGGATACAATGATCGCTCTCAAGAAGATTGGGGAAGATGATGTAAAGCAAGTTGTTCGCAAGGTTGCATGGCAATCTGGAACAACATATGACATGTATCGTCACGATATCAGCAGAACAAATACATCAAAACCATCTGGTGCAACAAGTTTGTATTCTGCAAATTATTATGTTGTCAATAGCGACTATAAGGTTTACATCTGTCTACAAAACGGTTCATCTCCAGAAAATCCAGAAGGAAAACCTTCTCTTGATGAACCAACTTTTGTTGACTTAGAACCAAGATCGGCAGGCACAAGTGGAGATGGTTATATTTGGAAATATCTTTATACAATTAAACCAAGCGATATTATTAAGTTTGATTCTATAAACTTTATTCCCGTTCCAAAAAATTGGGAGACAAATACCACAGACAGCGCAGTAAGAAATAATGCTTCCACTAGTGGACAATTAAAAATTGTAACTATCACCAATCGTGGCGTTGGACTTGGCACCGCAAACCAAACCTATACTAGAGTTCCAATCAAAGGAGACGGCACAGGTGCCGAGTGTACTGTCACTGTCAACAATGATTCAAAAGTTGAAGCAGTTACAATAACTAAAGGTGGTTCTGGATATACTTATGGAACTGTAGATTTGCAAGCAGGTAATGTTCCTACTGGAAGTACATCACCTGTATTTAATGTCATCATTCCACCTCAAGGAGGACATGGGGCAGATATCTATAGAGAATTGGGAGCATACAACGTAATTGTATACTCTAGAATTGAAAACGATTTACAGAATCCAGATTTTATTACCGGAAATCAAATTGCTCGTGTTGGACTGGTAGAAAATCCAGAGGCATATGATTCGACATCCATTTTGATGGAAAGTAAGGCAAGTGCTGTTTATGCTATTAAATTAACTGGTATTGGATATAGTACTGCTACTTTCCCCGCAGATAGTAGAATTACTCAAACAGTTGGAGTTGGATCAACAGCTGTTGGTAGAGTTGTTTCTTATGATCAAAATACAGGAGTTCTGAAGTATTGGCAAGACAAATCTCTCGCGGGATTTAATACTGATGGTACTGCTAATACAAATCCAACGTATGGTTTTTATTTGAACAGATTTAATTCAAATATTGGTGCTGGAGGAACAACAACTATTGTGGGAACAGACAGTTCTTTACAAATTGAAACTACCTTTAGCGGTATATCAACTGTAATAAATAGTAGAACATATTACTTGGGTCAGTCATTTGCATCTGGTTTATCCAATCCAGAAGTTAAAAAATACTCGGGAAATATCATATATGTCGATAACAGACCCTCGATAACTAGATCATCAAATCAAAAAGAAGATATCAAAGTCATTTTGCAATTCTAAAGAATTATGCCACAGGAAACTAACCTCAACGTCTCTCCATACTTTGACGATTTTGATCCAGCAAAAAATTATTACAAGGTTTTATTTAAACCCGGATATCCTGTTCAGGCAAGAGAACTAACAGGATTACAATCTATTCTACAAAATCAAATTGAACAATTTGGTAATCATGTATTTAAAGAGGGTTCTGTAGTAATACCCGGTAATATTAATTTAAACGTTAATTTTACTGGAGTTGCTCTAGAAAGTATTTTTAATGGTGTAAATGTAGATTTATACATCGACAATCTTCTCAATAAAGTAATTATAGGAGAAACTTCTGGGGTAAGAGCAAAGGTAGTTTATATTTTAAAGCAATTAGAATCTCAAAATACAACTACAATATTATATGTACAGTTTTTAAATACAAGTTCTAGCGGAAATCAAAGATTTCTTGATTCTGAAAATTTATTAGTTGAAGAAACAGTATCTCCGGGATTTGGAGATTCTACTCCAATACAACCAAATCAAGCATTTGCAACTACTTATAATTCAAATTCAGCAATATATGGATCTGCAGTTATACTTTCGGAGGGTATTTATTTTATTAGAGGAACTTTCGTAAAAGTAGATTCTCAAGTTCTTATTCTGGATTTTGATAGAAGAGGTGCTACATATAAAGTTGGATTTTTGGTGACGGAAGATATAATAAATTCTGATATTGACGATTCTCTGGTAGACAATGCAAAAGGGTTTTCAAACTATGCTGCTCCAGGTGCAGATAGATTTAAAATATCTGCTAGGTTAATTAAACTTGTACCTGAACAAAATAATGTTCCCAATTTTATTGAAATTCTAAGAATTGAAGATGGAGTAATTTCAAAATTTAATGCAAATCCCGAATATAACCTTCTTGCGGATGAATTTGCCAGAAGAACATATGATGAATCTGGTGACTATTATGTAAAACCACTTACTGTTGAAATAAAAAATTCATTAAATGACTATGAAGGCAATAATGGAATTTTTAACCAAAATCAATTAACCTTCCAAAAAAATACCCCATCAGATGATTTGGGATGTTATAGAATTTCTCCAGGAAAGGCATATGTTAAGGGTTATGAAACTGAACTTTTAACAACAACAATCGTTGATTTTACTAAACCAAGAACAACAAAAACTTTAGAAAATCAAAGTATAATTTACTCTACAGGAGCAACTTATTCTCTCAATAGAGTGTACGGTTCTCCATCAATTGGTATAACAACTTCGTATACAGTAAGTTTAAGAGACTCTAGAGTAGGAGTAAACCAGTATTCTGCTGCCGGAAAAGAAATTGGAATTGCAAGGATATATGATTTTGCTTTAGAATCTGGATCATATGACACTGCTTTTCCAGATGCAAATAATTGGGAAATTTCTTTATATGACATTCAAACATATACTGAAATTTCCCTGAATGAACCAATTACATTAACAACACCAGTTTTTATTAAAGGTAATGTAACTGGAGCAACTGCATTCCTAAGATATGATGCCAACAACTCAGGAATTATTACCGCGTACAATGTAAAAGAATCTTTTGCTATTGGAGAAAAATTTATATTTGATGGTATTCAAAATTCTAGAGTAGCCACTGCAATAACCTCTTACGGAACAGGAGATGTAAAATCTCTTCATGGAGTTACTGGATCTGGAACCACATTTACTGCAGACACAAAACAATATACATCCGTTAATGCGGGACAGGTTAATATCACTCCAGTCTTCTCTGGAATTTCTACAGTAACATCATCCAATTTTGATTTTATTGGAATTGCTACGGTAGGAAATTTAGTATCATTTTCAACACCAGGAACTATTGTTCCCACATACGCAACAATACAAACTGTTTCTCCAAATACCATCACAATTGCTGGAGTTACAACGGTATCAGGAGTTTGTGATGGTGATCTACCTACAACTTCAATCACACCATCAAGTTTCAATATTTTAAAATCAAGTTTCTTAAATTCTACAGATAACACTCTTTATACAAAGTTTCCAAAAAATTACATTTCCTCTGTAGATTTAACAGACTCTCAATTAACAATTAGAAAGCAATTTGATGTAATTATAACATCAAATTCATTAACCGTCTCCCCCACAGAACTACTGTCCAATGAGGTATTTTTGCCATTTGACGAAGAAAGATATGTTCTCACAAGAAATGATGGATCTGTAGAACCTTTAAGTAACGATCAATTTACATTTTCATCTGGAGGAAAGGAACTCACGATTAGTGGGTTACAATCGGATGGAACTGCAAGGTTAATTGCAACGGTTCAGAAAAATAATATAAAGGCAAGAGTAAAAAATAAAAATAGAGTTAATAACTTAATAATCAATAAATCAATTTATAGTTATTCCGGAACAAATACTGGAGTAGGAAATACTACAAATAATGATGGACTCGTTTATGGAAGATATCCATATGGCACAAGAGTTCAGGATGAAGATATTTGCCTAAATGTTCCCGAAGTTACTAGAATATATGCAATTTTTGAGTCTTCTGGAGTTCAAGATCCATCAGCACCAACACTTTTACTACAAAATATTACATCACCTACAGCAACAACTTCCGAATTAATCATTGGAGAAAAAATTGTTGGAAGGCAAAGTGGAAATATTGCAATATGTTTAGGGAAACCAAATTCATTAACTGTAGAATTTGCAAGTTTAAATTCATCTTCATTTATTGATGGAGAGATTGTAGATTTTAAAGAATCCAATATAAATGCAGTAATAAGTTCTATTTCTAATGGATCTAATAACATCACAGAAAATTATATTTTAAATGAAGGGCAGAGAAGCACTATATTAGATTATTCTAGAATTTCGAGAAAAAGAACTTCTCTTGCTCCTAGTAGAAAAATTAAAATTTATTACGAATCTGCTTATATTCCAAATTCTGATACTGGAGATATTACTGTTGTCGATTCTTATCAAGAGTTTGATTATTGTGATTTAAAAACTATAGATGAGAATAGAGTTTCTGATATTATTGATGTTCGTCCAAGAGTAAATAATTTTGATCCAGAAACTGCATCATATTCTCCATTCGAATTTTTTGGAAGATCGTTTGATCAAAGTCAAAATTCTTCTCTGGATATTTTGGCATCTGATGAAGCAATTATTTGCGATTATTCATTCTATCTTGGAAGAATTGATAGAGTTTATCTTTCAACAGAATCCAATAATTTTAGAATATCAAATTCTTACAGCAGAATACCCGTTATTTTGCTAAAGCAAGGTGTTCCTTCGGAGACTCCTCAGATTCCAGATGAAGCATCTAACGCATTAGAGATCGCTAGGATTACACTTCCACCATATCTTTGTAATTTAGAAGAGGCATCGGTTAATTTAATCGAACATAAGCGTTATCGGATGACTGATATTGCAAGATTGGAAACTAGAATAAAAAATCTAGAGTTTTATACTACATTATCTTTACTCGAAAATAATGCTAAAAACTTACAAATTAAAGATGCTAATGGACTTGAAAGATTTAAGTCAGGTTTGTTTGTAGATAATTTCTCAACTACTGCATTCCAGAGAAAAATAACAGTTCCAAAAAATAGTATTGATATTCAAAACGGAGAACTAAGACCTGCTGCATATACGACAGAAGTTGATCTTCTTCTCGGATCAAGATCCTTTGTGGGAATTGGTACTATTGTAAATCCAAATGCAGATATTAAGTATGTGACAGATCTTATTGCAGCTAATGTTAGAAGAAGTGGAACAAATCCAAATTCTACAGGAAA